ATGGTGCTGGGTATGCTTTGTTCTGGCACACTACGAAACGCTTTGGCATTTTTGTCTTCGTGACGATCTAGCCAGTCTGCCACAAACTCCTTGACTTCTTTTTTGCCCAGATAATAGTTGTACCAGTTGAACGCATTGGCCAAACTGCTGACCCGTCGCTCGGCCTCGGGTTGGAACTTCCAAGCAGGCTCATCGCCCATGTATTTGGTGTCAGCAGAACGGATATGCAAAGGTTTTGCGGGCTTGAGTGCAGTGGCTGATTTCATAGCGGCTCCATGATGATAATGTAGTATTTTAGCACATTTGGATTTTCAGGTCAACCTACCCATAAATACTGTACTATGCCCAGATTAAGTCTCTATCGCCCAAATCGACAAAACGATTACAAGTTTTTGGACCGTACCATAGCCGAAATGTACACAGTTGGCGGATTGGATATCTACGTCCACAAATATCTTGGGCCCAAACCACATGGCGATGATTCTAGTAGCCAGACAGGTGGCACACAAGATGCCACACAACCAGCATATAGTTATGAAAATCCGCTGTTTGTTGAAGATCTCTTGTTGATCGAAAACAGAGATCGCGCCTACAGTCAGGATGTGTATGTCATGCGCGGTGTATATAACCAGCAAGACATTGATTTTGATCTCACCCAGTTTGGTTTGTTCCTCAACAACGACACGCTGTTTATCACATTCCACTACAATGATATGATTGACATCATGGGTCGCAAGCTCATGTCAGGTGATGTGCTGGAGTTTCCTAACCTTAAAGACTATAATCCGTTGAACGAGGCATTGCCCAGAGCGTTGCCCAAGTACTATGTCATACAAGATGCGGCGTTTGCATCAGAAGGATTCAGTGCCACGTGGTTACCACACTTGTGGCGAGTAAAAGCCACACCCTTGGTTGGTGCTCAAGAGTACAATGATATATTAAACAAACCATTTGCACAGGACAATATTTGGGATCCTGGCAACTACTATCCCAAAGGTAGTATAGTGTTGGATGGCAACACATACTACAAAGCCAAAGATCCTGTACCGGTAGGCACACCTATAACAGATCCACTGTGGGAAGTTTACACACCTGCTACTGTACAAGAAAGTATTGGTACACGCAAGAAAGACTATGAACTCAACGACGCTATATTGGCACAGGCCGAGTTTGAAGTTCCAAAGTCTGGGTATGATGCTGTTAAGTTTTATATTGTTCCTACCAACATAGACGGTACTCCAGCAGATCCTGAATCCAACCCCACAGTAGATTATACGCTGGTTTCAGTGGATACGACTAACGTCAATGCAGACGCCATCGCAGTCACTCCACGCGGCGACGGTTACACAGCTGGATATTTGTCTGGGGACGGCATTGCACCCAATGGGCTACCTGTCACACCTGGTATTTCCTTTCCAATCAATGCTCAAGAAGGCGACTATGCACTGCGCCTGGACTATTTCCCCAACAGACTGTTTCGTTTTTCAGGCAAGCGATGGATCAAGATCGAAGATGCAGTACGCACCAATCTCACACCCGGACCTGACAACAAGACGCTCCGTAGCAGTTTTGTCAACAACACAGCTACTACACAAACAGCAGACCGTGGTCCAATACCACAACGGCAAGGTCTCAGCAACATTCTCAAACCTGAGGCAGACAACTAATGCAACAATTTTTTTATGATGAGCAGATACGACGTTTCCTGCTACAGTTTACACGCATATTCAGTAACTTCCAGGTTGAATACGGTCGCAACGATGAAGGAGTCAAAGGACTGATCAGAGTTCCCATACGATACGGTGACGCCAGTCGTCAAGCGCAAACTGTATTACAAAACAACTCTGCCAATAGCCTGCCGTCGACTCCGTTGATGACTTTCTACATCACTGAGTTACAGTATGCAAGAGATCGTGTGCAGGAGCCATACTTTGTTGACAAGACCAATGTGCGACAGAGATACTGGGATACCGAAACACAGACCTATGAAACCACACAGGGCAATGCATTTACTATCGAGCGCCTAATGCCTGTGCCGTTTAATTTAGGTCTAAAATTAGATATATGGACTTCTAACACTAATCAAAAGTTCCAAATACTCGAGCAAATACTCACACTATTCAACCCTGCACTGGAAATACAAAGCACAGACAACTACTTGGATTGGACCAGTTTGAGTGTTTGTGAACTTGAAACAGTGACCTGGAGTTCTCGAACTATCCCGCAGGGCACAGAGGATCCAATAGATATCGCTTCGCTAACTTTTAGTTTACCTATATGGATATCACCTCCTGCCAAAGTTAAAAAACTTGGTGTGGTCCAAAAAATCATTGCTTCAATGTATGATGCACAAGGTGATTTAAATGACGCTGTGAATAACAGTGATTTGTTGTTGGGAACTAGACAGAAGTTTACACCTTACAACTATCAGGTGTTGCTGATTGGAAACCAGCTACAGGTACTAGAACCATTTGCCGTGGTGCCCGGAGCTGGAACGATCAACCCCGACACCAACCCTCCCAGTAACGTGATGTGGCATGCGGTGACAAACTTGTTTGGTGATTTGCAAAACGGTATCAGTCAAGTGAGACTTGACAATCCCTATGATGGTACTATAATAGTAGGTACAGTGGCATATCATCCCACAGACGACAGATTTTTACTGTTTACTGTGGACGAAGATACCATACCACAAAATACCTTACCACCAGTGAACGCCATAGTAGACCCTCAACGCAACGGCCCAGGAGCAGGTCTTCCTGTTGCTGTTGCTGGCCAACGATATCTGCTGGTTGGTGATACTGGCACACCAGATTATTCTGCTGGTGCTCCGGCCTGGACCGGAATCAATGGAGAAGTTTTGTATGCCACTGCCAATGACATCATTGAGTACGATGGCGAGAAATGGAACATCTCTTTCTTACACACCAATCTCAGCGATGTGCAATACGTCACAAACATAACAACCGGCATACAGTATCGATGGGCAGATGGTTTGTGGCTCAAGAGCTACGAAGGTCTGTATCCTGAAGGAGAATGGAGCTTGGTACTTTGAACGCTGTAGGAGTTTGGTTTTATAGCATATCCACTGATAGATATCTGTATCTGTTGCGCAACGATGATCGACATCCGGGAACCTGGGGGTTACCTGGAGGAAAGAGCCGCAGAGACGAAACTTTAATGGATACTATACGTCGTGAATGCATTGAGGAACTGGGTTTTTGGCCCGAAGAAATCAAACTAGTACCTATTGAAAAGTTTACCAGCCCCGATGGTAACTTTTGCTATCATACTTTTTTCTGTAGTGTAGCTGGAGAGTTTACTCCCACCCTCAACGAAGAACATCAAGGATGGGCTTGGATTGATTCCAATACCTGGCCAAGGCCTTTACATCCTGGCTTATGGTCTACTGTTAACTTTGACGAAGTTAAGCAAAAAATGTCAACGGTTCAACAACAGTATCAGACATCACAGTGAAGTATAAACTGTCTGTAGTCAATGACTTCTGCGTTACGGAACGAACGCCATTCGTCGTGTGGTTCAGCACCATCTGTCACAAAATAAAACTTTGTGTTGGGATATGCTCCTAGCACTTGTTTGATATCAATGATGTGTTTATGATCAATGTGATGTTCTCTAGTGGTGCCATCAACGCCTAACAAAAAGATTTCATGGTGTCCATCAAATGCCGCAAGATAAGCGGCAGCGGCTGGTGCGGCCAATCTCACACAGTACGGAATGAGATAAAACTCTCCAGGCATTTTTAAGCAGTTTGTCGTTAGAGTATAAACCACTGATCGTTCTGCATACCCTGAACTCACTATTTCGTTGAGCACAGGAATGTCGTATTCAACACAGAAATCCAAATGCATTTTTTTCCAAATGCCTTCGCATCCGTAGGTCTGTAGTTTTTTTTGACCAAGTAACCCACCACCGTGATTAGCAACCGCAGTTACGACGTCGTGGCGTAGGCTGTGCCCATTGGCAACAACCACGGCTCGGCCGGATATGTGTTGATTGACTATGGGGTTTTCAATATATTCTTTGTCGGTGATTTTTTTGCCGTCTCTGTAGGTGATTTTAGTAATGACAAACTCACCAGCATAGTCTGCGCGATAGCGTTCTTTATTGATCATAATCTCCCCACTACTACTTCAATCTTGTCTGGAATATTGCTGTCATAGTTTTCCAAAGCCTTACCAATGATGCTACCAGGAACAAACGTAACCATTTTAGTTGCAACACCAGGAATATCGCTAGTGACTAACAAGTCACCTTTCTTGATAGAGCCAACTACCTGGCAAGGTACACGACCTGTGAGTGCCACTGCTACTCCACCTTGTAGATCAACATTCATTACATAGGCTGGATTAGTTGACACCACTCCGGCTACTGCTGGATCATGATTGGTCGTACTTTGTGTAACTTCTCGATCACCACCAAATATTAGCACTGTGCCCGGTTCGTATTCAGCATCAGTGGTATAGTATTCTGCCAAGTCAGCGTAGGTAGCGTTGACTGTGACACCAAAAATATTACTAAACTTAGTTGACGAGCTACCAATGTTGCTGGTGTTATTTGAGTTGGCAAAAATATTTCCGGCTGTGACAAAGTTGCCTGCGGCAATCTGCAGAGCATAGGGATTTGTGATTGTCATGTTACTGCCAGCCACAGGTGCGCCAGCAATATAAAGAGTTGCCGCAGAAGTGGTTGTCACAGATCCATTGGTGGCTGCCAAGGTGCCTTGGGCAATGGCATGTATATGATTGGTTGCGGCTGTACCAGCGGCTGGTGTACCTGAATCGGTATATGTTGCGGAGTTGATTCTCAACCCGATACCATTGGTAGTCCAACTTGATGCTGTTTCATTACCGCCTATAGTTACAGCGGCTGTGGTAGGTGCTGTACCAAACCCACTCTGTGCTTGACAAGTAAGATTTACAGCAACGTTGGCTTCTGTGGCAGTAAATGTTGTGTTAGTTGCTCCGGCCACATTGGCGCGGATGTTGCCGCCAGAAGCGATCACGGTCATCGCCGATGTGCCGTTTTGTATAGAAGTCGCGTCAATGGTGCTCCAACGCACCCCAGAGCCTGTAGATTCTAGATACTGTCCCGAACTGCCCACGCCAGAATTTGCTGTCAGTGTACCTGTAAGTACTGCACTGCTCAGTGTTTTATTTGTTAAAGTTTGTGTAGCTGTGGTGCTCACGCCAGCAAAACCCCCGGCCGTGGCTCCATCATGGACTACCACTATTTTATTGGTAGTATCAACGGTGATCTCGCCCAAAGCGCCAGTAAAGCTGGCTGTTTGTGCGCTGGATCCTCGGCGGTATTGTATCTGGGTTGACATTGTTTATTCCTGTATCATATTTAGTTTAGGTTATTATAGCTCTGTCCGTGACTCTGCGCCAGTTTGTTCCGTCTGAAAACGCGGGCACAGCACCACCTGATTCGTTGGTGACATATATCATCTGTCCTGCAGGACTTGCTGATGGAACTCCTGCCACAGTATAACTGGGAAATACGATCTGATCAGGGTAGAACACACCTGCAGTGACGATGGAGCCTAGATCTGCTTCGCTGGTCACAGCATCGGCTATGCTGCCAAGATCATCTGTGGTTGTCACTACTTCACTGACTTCGCCAAAATCAGCACCATCAACAAAGATATCACTGCCTTCACCAGCGGCTGCGATGGTCAGTGTATCTGTGGTAGGATCTGCAACCAATGTGATGCCTGTACCTGCGTTAAATGTAAATGTGTCTGTGATGCTGTCTGCTGTTATTGTGTTGCCACCCGACACAGCAAATGATTTAAATGTTTCTATTCCTGAAAGATTACGTCCATTGCCCAGTATATTCCCACCAGATACATTTCCGGTAGTATAGAGATTTCCTGTGATATTTGCACCGCTGGTTGAAAACACAGCTATGTTGGGTGTACCCCCAATGGTAACTTCTAGATTGCCACCCGAAGTACCAATGTTGGCTTCAGATGTTCCGTTGAATAGTTTGGTTGTGTTATAGCCACTGGCAAATGTGATGTTGGCCAACAAGTAGTTGCCTGTGATGTTACCAGCAGTGGTTAAGTTTCCGCCAGTGATATTGCCTGTGGCTCCTAGGGTGCCTGTGATATTAGCACCTGCTGTACTGAATACAGCAACGTTAGAAACTCCTCCAATGGTAATGTTGGCATTGCCACCTGAAGTACCAATATTGGCTTCAGATGTTCCGTTGAATAACTTGGTAGTATTATAGCCACTGGCAAATGTGATGTTGGCCAACAGGTAGTTGCCTGTGATGTTGCCCGACGCTGTCAACTGTCCAGAAGTTACAAGATTACCACCTGTGACGTTGCCGATGGCAGTGACCTGACCTGCTGTGCCTAAGTTGCCCACATCAGCATTACCGGTGGCAGTGATCGCTGAAACGTTGGCATTAGTAGCACCTAAGTTACCTATGTTGGCGTTACCTGTAACAGACAACTCTCCATTGGTTATAAGATTGCCGCCTGTGATATTGCCTGTGGCAGTAACTGTGCTGACAGAGATACCCGGTGTTGCTCCAGATAATACTGTGGTGCCACCTGCAGGATTAGTGATAGTGACCGCCGTAGCGTTTGCTGATATTTGAGCATTGCCAAGATAGATAGTAGAATTTGCTAGATAGATATCGCGCCAGCGACTAGATGTACTACCAAGATCGTAAGTGATATTTGCGCCTGGCAGTACATTGCCATAGAAAGTTGGACTATCTGCCACAGCAAATGTAATCGTATCGCTGGTAGCATTGCCTGTGATGACAATATTGTTGCTAGTAGAAAAAGTTACTGTTCCTGTGGCAGAGTTTGCCACTACAGAAGTACCGTTGGCTGAAATAACACCAAATGCATTGCCTGTGTTGATTTCAAAGGTTAATGCAGTAGTACCAATGGTTATAGGGTCATTGGTTGTGAGTTTCCAGGATGTGTCAGCATAGGTAGATCCTTCAGTGACCATGACAATGGTGCCCGAAAGCAACTCGCCGGTGGCATTGGTATCTGTGGATCTAATCCAAGTACCGTTGGCACCTGTGCCCAATACACTTACTATGTAGATACCGTTTTGACTAGCTGTGGTTTGTCCTGAAACTAGAACTCGATCATTTAAACTTAAAGTAACTCCGTCAACTACAACAGGTGCACCGCCCGACAGCGTGATATTGCTAGTGGTTATGACACGCACCGCCTGTTTATAGTCGATGTCGTATATCTGCGCGGCGCGAGGTCTAGTTAATCCCATTTTTTACCTTAGTCTACCCAATATTTATGGAAAAAAATAGGGCCACGATGAGCCCTATTTTTGATGCAGAAGCACCGATTAAACTCGTCCTACAACGACCTCAATCACTCCGTCTTGACCATCAAAGTCTGCTAGAGCTTTGCCAATGATAGTACCAGCTCGCGCATTGTTGTTGGCACAGGCACGCCCGTCTCCGGCGCTGACCATCAAATCGCCTTTGCGTATACGACCTGTGACTTTGGTTGGTACCCGACCTTGCAAGGCCACAGCAGCCACGTGTGCTCCAGTCTGTCCTGAGTTCATCAAATAACTAGGATTGGTAGATACTACACCTGCCACGCTGGTACAATCTGCTATATTACAGATTGACACTTCTTTGGCGCCACCAAAACACAGCACTGTGCCTGGTTCATATGCGGCATCAGATTCGTACATCTCTGCCAAGTCAGCGTACTGTGCTGATGTGGCCTTGGCAAATATTGTATTGAAGTAACTGCTTGATGTACCAATGTTACCAACACCGTTGGCCTGACCATTGTTGATACCACCTGACCAGAATGTAGCGATAGTGGCACCACCCACGTTGGCACGGATGTTACCACCCGACGAGATAACTGCCATGCTTGAAGTGCCGCTGGCTATCTGTGTGGAGTCAATGTTTTGGTTAGAAATTGTAGCTGGTGTAGTTCCATCTGCGCGATAGAACACCACTGTGTTGGAGCCAGCATCTGCAATCTGGATATTGGCAACTTGCAGTCTAGTAACCGCACTGGTACCTACGACTACTAGACCTGTACCATTAGGTCTAAGTTCAATGTTACCGTTGGTGTTGGTGGCTTCAATATGGTTGAAACCAATCTGCAAGTTACCTGATGTGGTGCTTGTTGTATAGAATGTGCCAGTGATACCAGCATCGGCTGTGTCGTCAAAGTTTCTTACTTGTAAGTTTCCACCGCCAGCTTTGAGGATAACACCTCCCATGTAGATTGAGTTACCTGACAGATACAGTTCATTCCATTGGCTTGTTGGACTACCTAAGTCATATATTACGTTGCCTGCTGGTAAAACATTACCTGTGATTTGTACATAGTTGGTGGAATCAGATACCTCAACCACCGCTGAACCGTTGGCGTTGGTGATACCTTTGACCGATACTGTGGTAACAATCTCACGAACTTCAATCAAGTCGCCCACAGCAGGAGCTTCTGTGAATGTCAGTGTTGTGCCAGCTACAGCGTAGGCTGTCACAGGAACTTGTAAGATACCGTTGATAGAAACCAAACAGCTGACAGTGGTGTAACCTGAGTTGATGGTAAAGTTAACTGTGGTTCCGTCACCGTTGAATGTTTGGCTTTGAACCACTGTAAAGATAGTACCTGTGGACACCCACTGTGTACCATCATAGAACTCCAAGCTGGATGTTGTGGTGTTGAAACGCACCATACCGGCAACACCTGTGCCAGGACGCTGTGCTGTGTTACCCACAGGAGCCAAAATAGAGTTAGTGTAGTTAAACGCTACACCGGCGCCCACAGTCTGTGTGGACGAACCAAAACTTGTTGTGCCTGTGCCCGCATCAATATAGATTAGGTTGGCTGTGGTATCACCGTCTACAGCAAAGTCAACGTCAGCATCGCTGGCGTTAACTGTGATCCTACCACTGCGACTGTCAATGTTTGTGACGTACAAGTTGCCATTAACGATGTCAAACCCTTCTGTGCTGGCCACTGTACGCACATTAGCGTAACCTGTGTTACCAACAAAGGTCAGTACGTTGCCATTGGTAGAACCTAATATAAGATTACCAACACCCGAACTGCCAGGACCTGTTTCGTCGCTGGCTACAACATACAAGTAACCAGTGTTATTAGTTGCTACATCAGCAAAAAACTGATCATGAGTACCTGTGTGGTTGCTACCGGTGATACCCATGTCAATAAAGTATGTAGAGTCATCACCGTTGTCAGCAGTGGCAATGTAGTCTGTAGATGCGGCATTGCCTGTATTGATGTTTTCAAAGTTTACCTGGCTGTATGAGTTAGCGTTACCAGCAAACTGTATCACAACGTTGGAAGCCAAGGGAGTGAATCCAGGAATACCGCCAAATATTGCGGCATTGCCTGTCACGGAGTTACCGTAGAAGATACCAGAGTTGGCGTAAACCACACCAATCGTGGCATTCAAGTTGCCCAGCACATCTACGTTGCCAGTGAAGTAACCTGTGGCAGCTGCCACACGCGAAACAATGTTTAAGTTACCACCGTTGATATTACCGGTGGCATCAATTTGGCCGCCGGTGATAATATTACCACCAGTGATGTTGC